AGTTGTAGATGTTGTCTTGCTCATGCCCCAGAACTTAGAGGTCTGAACTTTACTGAAGCTCTCGACGAAAGTGTCCATGTTCTTAACTGTTACATTAAGGCCACTGTCAAGCTCCTTAGTCTTCTTCTTGAAGAAAGAGAATACAGCAACAACAGCAAGCAGTGGAGCAGCGACAGCCCCGATTGCAGCCATAGCAGGCATAGCAGACATACCAGCAGCAACACTGCCTCCAGCAGCAGCAGTCATACCAAAGGCACTCATACCACCACCCACTAGGGCAGAACCAGCAGTGCCTACAGCAGCACCCATGCCAGCCATCATGCCACCAGCAGCACCTCCAGCCCCAGCAGCAGCACTTCCAGCAGCAGAAGCAGCAGTTCCAGCAAACCCTGCTGACATACCAGTAGCAAGAGGTATAAGGATTTTACTCTTGAGTGCATCTGTGGTCATCTTAATCAGCAACTGCTTAAAGGAGTTTCCGATAGATGCAGCAAAGGACTTAAAGTCATTAAAGCCTCGTGACATAAAGTCACCGAAAGCAGTGGCGACATCATTTACCAAAGGAAGTGCATTACCTAACTCGTCGTTAAGTTTAGCAACAGCTTTAGAGAATGCGTCATCAGAGAGGCCGTACTCTTTAAGGTCTACAAGTTTCTGATACTCTTCGTTGTATTTAGCAACTGCATCAGCAGACATGTTTAATTGGTGAGCTTGCTTCTCTAATGCTTCGGTCTCTTTTTCTATTGAATCAGCAGCTTTACCACCACCAGAACGAGTAACTCTAGCTGCAACTGGAGTTGTAGGTGCATCACCTTTTAACTCACCCAGCTCTTGATACTGGATAGCAAGCATTGCATCAGACATACCAAGGTTAGGAAAACTGATCTTACTTAAGTTGGATACGAGGCGTTTAGCCTCATCAGCAGCCTCTTCTGTAGCAGATACAACATTACGGATAACCATTTCCATACTGACGTATTCTTGTAGGGCTTCACCAACAAGACCCTTGGAAATTCCCTCTTGTTCTGCACGAAGTTTAGCAACCTGTAAGTGATCCTTACCGTACACAAATATCTTTGTGACTAAGGCGAGTTGATCTGCTTGACTACGGGTGGTTGAAGCAACCACATCTTTGTAGTCTTCGGCTGCTTTCCGTAAAGATTCCTCTAAGCGCAGGGACTCCTCTTGAGCATCTACTAGAGCGTCTCGTTCCGCGCGGCCTGCTCTGAAAGCATCTAATTCTTCTTGCCTCGTGGTTACTAACGCTTTGGCAATGGTGAGTTCAGCTTCTCTCAGTATAAGCGACGCCCCCGCCCTATCCCCTCTTTTAACCTCAGCACTTTCTAAAGCTCTAACAGCAGCAGCAGCTTCTTGAACGCCCCTAAAGAGAGATTGTTCATTGGCATCTTTCAGACCGAGGTTTAACCTCTCTATCTCATCCGCAAAACCAATCGTAGCCTCCTTCGCAGATACCATTTGGTCTTTTAGGCTTTTGACGGAACCCTCTGCTTCTTTAGCAGAATCCCTCATCTCAAAGAACATGCGAGCAAGCGCACTACCGATAGGAATGAGGATACCAAGGGCAGCAGATAAACCTACAGCAGCACCCATGCTTAAACCAAGGGGGCCAGCAATCATAGGGAGGATGCCAGCTAACTGAGCGCCCTGCTGACTAAAGGCAACGAAAGCACTTGTGCCACCTTGGACTTGAACTGCAAAGTCACCGAACTGGTAACCAAGCTGCTGAATAGCCATGTTGTTGCCATTCATCTTGTTCTTAGTTTGAGCTTGAGCGGCGCTTAACTTATTGGTTGCAACTGTTGCTGAGTTTAGAGTGGTAGTTTGAGCAGCGGTTGCCACTTGAGCCGTCTTGTTAGCAGCAGCAAACGCACGAACTTGCGCCGTAGCCCTTTGGCTAGACACGCCAAGAGCCTGATAGTCCCTTTTAGCAGCTAGAAGAATCTTATTGTAACGAGCCTGAGAGATAGTGTTTTGGTCAACAGCTTTTTGAGCTTTAATGATTTGACGTTCTAATCTCTCCACGGTTGAAACAGAGGCTTTTAGCCCCTTATCTTTTACAACTAAGTCTAGTTCAATCAGATCAGCCATTAACCGTTTTCCTCACTTGTGGTTTTAATCCAGAGATTATCAAGAGCTTTAATAGTATCTATTTCCCACGGGTTAAGTTCAACCCCATAGAGGTCACACCAAGCCTTGATTATGTCGTAGGAAATAGGGTTAGGGCCACTCATCCCATAAGTTCTACCATCATGTAGAGAGAGAAAAGCGGCCCACACGTATGAGGCTATGTCAGGGAAGAGTGCATCAGAATTAGATTGTTCGATGTCCTCTAAACTCTTCCCCAACTGTTTGGCTACTTGAGCTAAGTGGTCCGCTTCGGTGGTTTTACCCTTAACCCTACGACCCATCTTAAAGGAGTGTTCAGCGAACTCCTCTAGCTCTGCTCTTACTTGTCCAAAAAAGCCTGAGCATCGCCCAGAGCGGCGTCAACTTGCTCACGAACCCAAGGTAGTGCTTCAAATACTTCACGTACTTTAGCTTCCTTGCATTCTGGCGTTTCTCCACCAAGAGTAATGCTCCAACCATCAACGCACTTAACAAGAAGGTCTAGACCAGAGGCTTCGATTTCTTCTGCCGTAAGGTTAAGTTTACCACCCGTCCGTTGAGCTTTCATCAAGCGACGGTTCTGTTGAGCGTGAGAGACAGTCTTGTATTTCTTCGAGTACGGCCCATGTACTGTAATGGTCATCTCTGATCCATCCTCGTTAGTAAGGATTTCAGAGTTAACAGGGTTATACAGGGTTACGTCTGTAGTTTCTTTTGTAGTACCAATGTTCATTAAATCCATGTCGGGATTCCTTTTATAAGTTGATTGTCGAGGTTACGTCGGGTGGTATGATAGTGGGGAGCATCGGACCCGACACCAATGCTCCCCTACCCTAGCTAGGGATTAGGCTGTGCGTGTGAGCTTGAGGTTAGTGTTCTCCACTGTGTCGTAGATTGACACGAAGGGAAGAGTAATCAAGCGGCTCTGTGGGTTCTGTAGTGGAACAGAAGCACCGTTGTACTTAACACGCGGGAATAGGAATGTGTATGGGTTAGCACCAGTAGGATCGTCTACAGATACTTCGATAGAAGATTCAGTCTCATTCAAGAACTTGTTGATGAGTGTTTCATCTTCGTAATACACGGTCATTGTACCTTCTACAACTGCGCGACCAAACTCAAGAGACTGAGCAGAGTCAGCACCAACTACGAATGTAGGAGCTAGTGAGTTGGTTACAGAGAAGTCAATCGAAGTAACGATGGAAATACCAGAACCACCATCAGAGATAGTACCTGAGTAGCTATCGAATGGAGCGTTAGTAGAGGAAGCTGTAGGAGCGCCGCCTGTGGAGCCAGTCGTTCCAGCTTGGGTCATGCCCTTGCCAACCATCTCAAACGTAGCTGTAACCATCTGGTTAGGAGCGATAGAGACGTTCATTGAGGATGCGGCAAGACCAGTAAACAATCGATACTGGCTGATGTCTTCTGCTGCGTCTTCCATTGAGAAGTACTTAGGTGTAGTACCGATCTTCAATACGTTTGTTGCGTATGAGTTAAAGAAAGCTGATTCAAACAGTTCGTCGTAGTCACCCTTACGGAGATCGACTTCGATTGATCCACCAGCTTGCTTGTTACCGTGACGGTCAACCCGTGGCATACGGTCAGCTTGGATTTCATTACCTTCAACACGATCTTTGGTCAAATCCAAGGAGTGCGAGTTGATAGGAAGTTTTGCGAGTGTTGGTGTAGCTGGTGTTGTGCCGAATGCAGTTTCAGCGATATAAGCCAAGCTGGAACGACTACCTTGTGCAAAAGCCATTAGTTATCTCCTTCAAGAGTATCTTTATAAGTGAATGTTTGTTTAGCCTTTGAGGACTCTACCAAGTGTGGTGGTAGCCCTTTGGCAATTTCTGCGGGGATTTTATCGCCTTCAAGATAAGTCTTACCTTGACATGCGAAATTCTTCTTTGCTTTATACATAGCAATTCCTTTACTGGGAGTAAATATACCAACCGATATTAACAACTGTGTAATACCAAGGGGCATCGACAAACCCGTTATCTCGTTCTGCGTAATCGACAGAGACTATAGTTTGGTCTCCACCAGCGGGGGTGAAAGAGATGTCTGTGGTCGCTTCAAAGGCATTCAAGACTTTTTCAGCAAGAGCGTCAGCGGCAGCGGGACCATTACCCTCTGGGGTATAACAGAAAACTCTGAATACACCACTATACCTCTGTTGCGGGTTTAAGCCCCGTACAGCGGGTCTACGTGTTACGGGTACAAATGCTACCTTAAGGAAGCTGTTACCTGTTGTAGGCTCGTACAGGACGTTCTCATAAGCTATATCGGGGAGATTAGCCGTATTAGCTAGGTGGCTCTCAAGAGTAGAGCGAATGTTGTTATAAATACTCATCCGAACCTACTCCTAATTTTTGTGAAGACGTGATAGCCATCTTTATCTGGTAACCGTGGCCGATCTCTCCAACCATTCTCAACATCTAATGCGTGAGGCGACCTATTGCGGATAGTAAACCTAGTGTTACCAGACTCAAGTAAATCCTCGAAGTTAATGGATTGGATGTCGTACTGTAACTGAGCAAAACCTTGGTCTTTCATAAACGAAGGGTTTTGACCTTTTGGTTTGTTATCAGAGCTTCTACTACGACCACCACTAAAACCAGCAGGTCCGATGGAAAAGGATGTTACATAGGCACCTGTGTCAATAGACTGATCTGGTACGGCTTGGTAGATTACATAGCTTGCAATATCTTCAAACTTCTCTTCAACACCATCTGCTGTCGCTTTGTAAATCTTATCTTTAATAGAATCAAAGGTGGCTTGAATATTCTGAGCCATTATTCCCTCACTTCGCAGATATAACAGACAGCAGAGTTACCAGAGAATATAGTGCTAACCTTAACGATGGATACTGCATCACCTTGACCAAGGATAAGGTCTTCATCATCAGGTTCAACGGCTAACCCAAGGGAAGGGATAACACAACGACGAGAACCTCTGCGAATTTCATCACCAGTAGGAAGACCTGTGGAGAAGTTAAAGAAGTAACCTTGAAAAGCGTAGTCTGTCGTAGTAGAGCCACCGACAGAACCTGTAGCAGGATCATAAGTTCCAGCCGTAGTTACTTTTCTTAGGGTCAGCGTTTTACCATGATCTCGTACAAGGTTGAGCAAGTCATAAGAGCGAAAAGACATATCTTACTCCTTATTCATACTCAGGGGTTTGGTAACTAGGGGGGTTCTTAAAGCGGTCTCTGCGGAAGGAACCTTCGATACGGTTAGTGTCTGCTCTCACAGCCTCTATGCCGCTCTTAGTGATGCCACCAGCTAGTACGCCTACAGCAGCGCCCGAAGTCTTGCCTTGGTACTCTAGGCTGTCTGCCAGTGTCTTATACTGACCAGCAAGATCAGAGTAGTCAGCCTTAAGAGCGCCACTGATCTCTGTGTTAACCTGTCGAGAATACTTAGAAGCTATTGCACGAGCAGTCCAAGCCCCAGCGTAGTACACGTTGTTCCCATTCTCAGCAAGAGCGAAGGTAATCTCTTCGTTCTCTTTCTGCTGATCTAAGGTGTCTGTGTCACCAACTAGAAGTCTGACGGTGTTGAGACGACCAGAGGCCGTAGTTGTATCCAAATCTGTAGGATCGTATGACCAAGCCATATAGCCGTCTCCAATTATTAGTCTGTTAGGATTTTATCTCGAATGGTGTAGAAGTCTTCGGTCACCCAACTGTTGTTGTTTAAGAAACGACGAATGAGACCGCGTTGCTTATCGTCCAACTTAGACTTCTTGCATTTCTTAGCTTCAAACTCTGAGGTGCTTGAGGTACGAGACTTGACCTCTGCGTTAAGCAGGTTAACCAAGGTCTCTAGTTGTTTACCTGCCATCTCAGATAGGCGATCTCCAACTTTATTCTGAACCTCTAGTTCTGTGTTGTGGTAAAGATAACCAG